TCCACTCCTTGATCTGGTCCGCTTCGTGCGCAGTTTTCCCGTATATACTAAGATTGATATTGTAATCTAATCTTTGACCATATATGTAAACCTCAGAGGTATCATCCTGCGGATCAATATACTTCCCAAGAAGTATACTAGTCACCATTCTTCGAGAAGGTGAGTTGACTGGACCGCTACCAGCAGCGCCAGGTTTTCCGTCTCTTACTAGGAAGACAATATTAGGAGTTTCACTTTCAACGTTAATAATTGGTCTTTGAATTATAAGACGATCATTATTTAACCAAGCTGGCTTCATAGTAGAAGTAGCCATATTGATAATCTGCTGAAGAATCTCCATAACCTCATAAATTGTATTTACTTTAAACCTTTCATTCTGAAGTCTAACTATAGCTTTGCCACCTGGCTCGAGAATTATATTAGTAGGCATTGGCTCAAGTTGAACATTGCCTAAATTCTCCGACTCCATAATAGTAACAAGAGTTGTTTGCTGAGCTTCATTTAGGTCTTTTAGAAGTTGGGGAGTTAAAGGATTCAACATATTAATATTTCCTGCAGTATAAGATTATGTACTCTATTCGACCAGTATCTGATCTCTTCTCATTCAGTGTATTGATTGTCCAGACAATATTGCGGCGTTCTGGTTTAACAAGAGCACCATCAGGCTCTAATGCTAGCTCTATGATCTTGTCTTCGTAGTCTATGCGAACTGTATCTTGGACATAGAACTTGCAGAATTGCTTCTTACTTCTACCTATCTCAGTTAGAAGAGATGCGCCGGCTTTCTCTTGATCACTGCCAATTTCTACCTTGAATGTATCAACATACTGTTCATCCCAAAGGTATCCCTCACCTAAGCAAACACTGCATTTCTGATGACCTTGTCCTTCTTTTGCTACGTTGCAAGAACAAGGAATTCTGTAGTTATTGGCATTTCGCCTAAACTTCCTAAGCATAACTTTAAAAGCCTTTGGGATTTCATAGACTGAACCTGTAAAGGTATCCTTGGTTTCCTTGCGCAAGTCTACTTCTTTCTGTGTAGTCTTTGGACCTGAGCTAGAGCGATAAAAACGACTTCTTCCTACTGACATTAGTCCCCCTTAACTACCATAGTCTGGCGAGTTACCATTCATATTTCTATAGAGGTACCGGTAACGATAGCGGTTCTGATAAGCATAGTCTGGGTAGTATCTGTAAGATCCAGGTACCCTGGTCTTAACGTTGACGCTAGGTGCAAATTTAGGCATGTTGTCAATTGATCTACCAAAGGCAGGGTAATCTGATCCAAGGTATCCTTTGATTGCCATGCCAGCATTAAGACTTGCACCATAAGAAAGATTGCCATTGCTATGAAGAATTCTATGTAAGTCTTCATCACGCTTTCTCATCTGTTCAATCTTTGCTTTCAGTGCAGTGGCATTATCGGCCCACTCAACTTTAAGATCACCAAGCTGTTTAGCACGAGGAGAACCTAGAGCAAGTGAAATATTTTCAATAAGATCAACAGAGCTATTGATAATTACATATTCCATCTTAACATAATCAAGCCACTTCTGTGTTCCATTTTGACGAGGCATATTAAAGACCATTGCATCGACAATCTTTGAATATCTATAAATTAAGTAATTAACTGTATCTGCGTCAACTTCACCTACAATACTACCCACACTGGATAAGACCTGGTCATAAGTCGCATACATAGGGGTATATCTACTAGTAAACCATGACTCATCTTCTACGCCAACAGAATCAACAGCAGCGCCAATTTCTTTAATGCCTCTAATTTCAATAACATATTGATTGTTATTAAGTAGAGTATCAAAGCCTTCATCCTGCGAATACGCGTTAGCGTTGTTTCCGCTAGAGTTAATAGTAAATGGAATTAGGCTTGTAAACATAACAGGAGCAAGTGCTGTTCCAACATTTACTTCAAAGTAAGCCCACCACTCACCAACTTGCGCATCATCAGCAGTCAAATAGCTATAAGTGTACTGGCCATATTTAGTTGGCGCACCAGGATCCTCTTGATAGACAATAGCATCATCCTCAAGGTTTACACCAGGTAGCCCTGGCTTTCTACCATAAGGATAAATAGACACAACAGGATCAAGCCCATTAGCTAAATAGCCATTACCATCTCTGACTTGGCAAACAATATCAACTGTGTCTCCTTGGCTTACGGTTAACATATTATTCCCTTATTATGTTAATGATAATTTTTTTGCCATTAACAATCCAAGAGTAGCCAACGTCGACTGCGTCTTGATTGCCATCCATAATATTCCTAAACAACTTAACTGTATCTGCTGTTACGCTAGCAGGATCAACATTTTTATTAAAGGTAAGAATGATTTGTCTAGTCTTTAAAGACATATTACTAGAGCCGTACTCAGGCTCAATCTTTACTAGTTGGAATTCAGTGGCAGCTATGTTTATCTCTGCCTGCGTTGGAGCGTCTAGCCCAATCGGACTCTGTGAGACTGCAGTAGGTAATTCTTTAACTTGATTTACTGCCGTTGAGAAGTCAACTTTATAAGTATCCGCAAGATATTCTATTGGACGTAAATTGATAGTCCAGGCATCACCTATTTTAAATGCGTCAGATGCCCCGCCAATTAACTCTAAATAGATATCCTTATCCTTTGCAATCTTATTGCGTCCAGTCAAGGGTAGCAAATCATGGGTCACAAGTGAGGTGCTTTCAAAGTACCAATTTAACTTACAAGTTGAAGAGCTTCCTGCTTTGATAACTTCAACAACAAGAACATCATCTGCTTCACCGGTGTAATATCCACTTGCTCTTAGTATTCCTTCCCCAGTCGAAGTTAGTAAATCTTTCTCTGCATCAAACACAGTTCGAGATCCAATATAACTCCACTCATTGTCAGGAGTAGATGAACCACTGATTAGTAGACGGTAGTCTGTCTTCTCTTGTAGGAATGACTTAGGTCTAACAATTAATTTGCTTTTGACAGTAACGTCATAGGCATAACTCATTTGCTCTAGAAGAGTTTCTCCAGCCGCATCACATCTAACAATTTCTAATTCGACTGGAACTTCACCTTTGAGATGTAGAGTCTCAAGTACCTTTGAATAGTTTGTATCATTTGAGAACTTATAAAGTCTCTCTTCAAATTCAATACCAGTGACAATATGATTATCAGGACCAACTAAACTAATACTATTTTCAGCGAGAAATTCAGACACCTCTTGGTTAAAAAGAATTTCAATCTTTTCCCCTGTAGGAAAAACATTAAAGCCATCATCTGGCCAGACTGAAACAATAGTAAAAGCCATTGTTAGAACTCCTCAATGTAAGATTCAAGAGTGCACTCAACTTCGCAACCAGTAACTAGAGTAATCTCTTGAGTCTCTAGACTTTCAACCTCAACAACAGCATCTTCATTCTCCATGATTGCTTGATATTCTTCAAAGGCTAACCTTTTAAATAAAGCCTCCATTTCCTTCTGAGAAGTAATATTGGCTAAAGCTTTTGCAATTCTATCTTCTAAGTTCATATCTACTCCTAGTAACTAATATCTAGATACCGACATTATAACAAAAAGAAAGCCCCCAGGCCTTTCGACCTGAGGGCTATTTATTACTTACCTAGTTATTAGCCAGGGAAGTTAGAGCCACCGTCAACGTCAGTGCCAGCAGGATCAAAACTACCGTCAGTAATATTGTAGTAAGGACGTGCAATTTCAGGCGAGTAGAAGTTCTGGTCGCAGAAGATATTCTTAAGCGTAACTAGACCCTGGCCTTCGTTATACATGAAGATACCCCACTTCTCTGACCACTTCATCTTGAAGGTCTCAAAGTACTTATCCTCCCACTCATCAGCAACAATACCTGAACCAACGATTAGAGCACCAAGTGACTTGCTATCGCAAAGAACGATATCGGTAAGCTTAGTAGCAGGATCGTAAGGCATGAAGCGTGAGGTCACAATGCGTAGACCAAACGGAAGACCAATGGGAAGCTGAGGAGCAGCTGTAATGGCGTTAACGTTGAAGTCCTTAAGCGAGGCCGTGGAACCATCGGCACCCGTACCAAGCTGACCACGTGAATAACCCTTTGAAAGAACACCCTTAACGGCGTCAGGAACACCGCTAACGTTGGCAGCTGAACCCGAGTAGTTACCAAAGAGATTGCCGCTGCCGCTCTGCATGGCAAATGCACGAAGGACGGGGTCGCGGACAAACATAAGGTACGTAAGAGGATGGCAGATAAGCGTATCAGGCGTAAAGCCTCTCTGAATGAGAAGATGATAAGCGTTGAAAAGGTCATCCATGGTAAGAGTACCATTGGTCTTCATCGTGATGTCACGACCAGTCGTGATACCAAGAGCTGACTGAGTAGGATTAAGATTGTCAAACGCAGGAACGCTGATATTCGTGATGTGCTTGGCGATTTCGGTCTCCTTGCGGCGAGCGAAAGCACGACCAGCCTCACGGGCAAGGTAACCAAGGAGATTCCAGTTGGAAGCCTTGATAGCCTCTTGCGTAAGGGAGATCATAACACCCCACTTGTCGATGGCGGCCGTAGCCATACCACCGCCAGTTGTCACACGCTCTTCACGGTAACCTTCAAGCTCAGTGACCTTATGGACAGTGAAAGCTGAAAGGGCAGGAAGGCGGAACTCAGTGATACCATCCGGTGCAGGAATGGTGTCAAGGAGTGGGGTAAGGTTCATCATGGGCTCCATTGGCTCCATCATAATCTCAACAATTGAGTGCTTGACCCAGGGCCCAAGCTCAGCTGACGTAATCGCGTCTTCAATTGAAAGACGTGAGTCGCTGGAGTGGTCTGAGCCAGGAAGCCAACCGTTGTTCTTGATGAGCGCTGTAAGCTCACTCTGATCAGCAATTTCTAGGTTCTTATGCTTTAGTCTTGACATTTTTCGGTTCTCCTTATTGAGATTATGATTTTAATTAGAGTAGGACGCGCACGATGGCAGCGAACTGACCACCAAGTGATTGATGAATTTCTGCAGGATGACCGTCATTAGCCGAACCAGGAGTACGATCAGCGAGTGATACGCCTTCATAATCATGGAAAGTCTTGACAGTAGCAAGATCAGCCTTAGGTGAACGGTCAAGTGTATAGCACTTACCAACAATGTCTTCTGGACGATGGTAAGCTGTTGAAACATAAGCAGTAGCAAGCACAGTTGCAGCATCATTAGCATCACTGGCATTGGAACCGTCAGTAGCCTCCACTGAAGTCTCGTCAGGACGAGCAATGTAAGGAACGAAGTTTGAGAATCTGTCGTACGCAAGATAGTCGCCAGGCTTAACAGCCTTACCAACAGCAGCAAACACATTACCTGTATATGCTTCGCTATCAGCAGCAAGACGGAAGCCAATAGCCGTATTACCAGTGGCTGGGAAGCTAGCCTCTACGAAAAGAAGGCCAAGATCACGATCTACAAAATAGTCGCCTACAGCTTTAACACCAGCAGGGGTTGTCTTCTCAGACTTTAGCCAAGTTGAAGTAATGTTTGTACCCTTGACTAGTGTGTCGCCACCTGAGTAAGTAGCAGTCCAAACTTCAATAGTATTGTAAATATTAGACTCAACACCTTGATGACCAAGTGCAATGACAAGACCTGTTGCGCTTGTTGCAAGAGCAGCATAACGGCTGTCAAAGGCAGTTGTTAGTTGAGCATAAGTAGCCTTTTTAGCAACATCTGTAGCATGGTAGAAATGAGCAATTGTTGTTGCCGATGCAGCACCCACAGTATTGCCTGCACCGCAAACAACAAGCTTCTTGGTACCATCCCAAGAGCCGCTTGCATCATGGTCGTCACCGTCAATATCAAGGGCGCTTATATCATAAGCCTTAGCAGGAGCAACAGGAAGACGAAGAGTGTGATCCTGGCCAGTCCAGAACGTTGACTTGTTCTCACGACGATAGTTCATGAAACGCAGGCCCTTAGGCTGCGTACCATCACCACCGGCCCAAGCGTAAACCACGTTAGCAGCTACACCAATTGGACGAGAGATAAAGGCATCAAGTGTCTCTGATGGGGTAAGTAAACCACGCTCACGAAGCTTTTCAGCAAGGATTAGCTTGGTATAGGTCTTCGCGCCTTCAACTGGTAGACCAGTGCCAAGATCTTCAATGCGTTCAGCAACGTCAGCTGCAGTATACTCAAGGACAACATCCACAGTGTCCTCAGCAGCCTTCCAGGCAAGACGAACACCAGCAGGAACTAGACGGCCAACAGTACCCTTGTTGATTTCAGCAAGGCCAGCGCCGCTATCTGTAAGTGACTCACGAGTAAGAGCAACAAGCTTGCCGGGCATAATAACAATCTTGTCCGTAAAGACGTGACGTTGGTAGTCATATGAATGGAACCCCATTGCTGTGTTTGCATCGCTGCCATTGACAGGGAGCCAAGCCGCAGCGGCAAGGTCATTCTGGGGAGCAACCGTATCGCCGTGCGTAGGGGCGATAATCGGCTTACCGTAATCGATATCTCTAAACTTTCTGTATGTTGCCATAATTTTCTCCTATAATTTGGGTTAGACTTTCACATCTAGTGGGTTAAACTTTCCTGAAATAAAGCCAGAACGCACCTGTTGAACAAGATAGTTCTCAGCTTTATTTATATCATGATTTCGTAATTCTCTGTATTTACTAGCTACTCTAAGCTCTACAGATGTCCAGTATTCTGGTGTGGTATCTATTGCGTCTTCAATAGTATTCACATCAAGCTTCTTACCAAGCTCCTTAGGCTCAGCAGAATCTTCAATAATAATCTCTTCTGACTCTGAACTATCGGCAACTTCAGTTGTCGCTTCTTCGGCCGAATCCATTGGGCCACTCATTTCTTCTTCAATTTCCTCACCGGAAGATTCACTTGGAATTTCCATGCCAGCAGTCTGAAGAGAAGAGCCAAGTTGCCATTGCCACTTTTGATGCATATCAATGCGCTCAGCTACAAAGTTTGCAATACCTTGCTCATTAGCAGAGTTAGCCATGTCAAAGACATTCTTAAGCATAGCAATCATCACTACATTCTTCTTGTACATATCAAGAGCAAGTTCACTTGCCTCAGTGGTCATAGAGTCATCTTTAATTGATGCAGTCTCGACCATGTAAGTAAGAGAGTGAGGAAATGAACCAAGCTTGCGGATATTCTCAGCAAGTGGATCTACTGAGCTAGAGTAGATGTCATCATAGATATTCCCAAATAGCTCATGATACTGGGCAAAGTCAGGGCCAGCCACATTCCAATGTGCACGATGTGCAGTAGAGTACATAGCAATTACATTACTAAGTAAGCCCTTAAGAGCATCAGCTACTTGAGCTGGGCTAGTTGTCATTTCAGTTTCCATATTATTCCTCCAAAAGGATTAAGTTAAATTAATAATTACATAGTGATTCTAGCATAATTTCTATACTTTAGCCACCTATACCAGGAGAAGGATACGCGCCAAGGGGAGGAGTCTCTTTCTTACTCCAGACGATAGGAGCCATAATCTTTCTTAGTTCAGACCTCTTCTTGACAGTTACTTCTTCAGTCTTGTCATATAAGCCATCCTCACCCATCTTAGCAATAGTAAGAATAGTAGCAGGATCTTCCTCTGATGCATCTACACTTAAACCAGGACCATGAGTAACAGTTCCTTTGCTATGCATAGCATCAATGACTCCATATCCT